GTAATTTTAGCCATTAATCTTTTTTCTTATACCAGCACGTTAAAGTAAATCTCGCTCCCTTTATAACATTTAAAACAGCGTGCTTATACATTTTTCCGTCCATGTAATAAGTTCTGCCTTTAATAGGAACAATTTGTACGCCCTCTACAATAGCCTCACCTCCAACAAAATCTTCATTTAAAAAAGTAACAGATGTACCTGTTGTTTTGTCTGAAGCATGGTCTAAATGAAAATTTTTAGAGCACCCCGTATCATATACTACTATTTGTGACCAATCTACTTCATCAAATAATGGATGACTATTGTTAAAGTCAGCATTTATTGTATTTTTTACTTTTTGCACAATATCATTTGTTTGTGGAACGTTGACTTGTAGTGATTGATCCCAAGAATTCCAATCTGGTTGTTCAACAAAAGGTCTTAATTGATCGATATCTTCGTTAGATAAAACATGGTCTTTGATATATATCATCTTCTACCGTCTGGTCTTATTTGCAATTTCTGTGAACCAAGTCTCCAAGGTGTATCATCTATAGTGTTAGTTGTATATCTTATTTTTACCGCTCTTCCTCTACCTCTGACATTAATTTTTTCTGTTGTGTTAGTAATAGAACCACTAGTCGTCACGTTAGCTGCGGATTGAGGATATTGTTCTAAAGTTAATTGTGCTGTCATTGTGTTTGCTAGATTGTCAAAATCTGGTACTAATTTACTTACCGACATTAATTGATCTCCATCTGCTATTTCAACAGACCCTGTTTCCAAGAATGCTGTAATAGCTGATCCATCTGCTTGGTTGTTGCCAGACTCATGCTCATACACAAAAGATGAACCAGCAGTTAATCCTAGTATGGTGGACACATTAGCTGTGGCACTAGCGTTGTATTCAGTGGCTATCGGTTTCTCATATACGTAAGCACCAAGCCATGTAGTTCTACCGAGACTCAAAGTGTACCAAGTTCCTTCCAAATAATTATATGCAACTGCTCTATCTATTTGTGATGCATTAGCTGAAGGATAGTACCAAATTATTTCATTATACGCTGTGTTTAATCCTACAGCTATGTCATTTTTGTTTGTGTAGCTAAGATCATCAAAAACAAAATCTTGAACAGAACATGGCATTTTTTTGACAACACCATCGTAAAGGTAAAATGCATCATCAGACATCCAATATGCTTTACCATTTACTTCTATAGCTGCATGTTGAGCAATTAAACCAGCGTTAGCACCAAGTTGTCTTAAACCAAAAGTAAAAGGTGTGCCAACAAATTGAATACCGTGCAATGACGTGTCTGTCCAAACCAGTATTTGTCCTGATGATTTTACGGCCCCCACTATTTTTGATCCATCTGTTATTCTCAAAGATCCAGCTTCGTTTGTAGCAACAGGTGTGTAGTCTGTTGCATCTTCTCTATCTGAAAATCTAAAAAATAAATCATCTTGAGTGTCAGGGGTGCCGATTGTAGTTTCTGTGCCAAATATTAATAAATGTCTTGTATCTGTTGAAACAATACTAAATCTTGATGCAGTTGGAGCATTTGACAAGGCTGTTGCTCTTGAAGCTAAACCTCCTGACGTGTCCCAAATAAATGTGCCACCATCTAAAACAGTTGCAATTAAGTCTTCACCAAAGTTATCTAATGACCAGTTTCTTCCTACTATGACGACATCAGATGCAGAGCTAGCCGTGCCCCACGTGCCACTACTCCAAGTGTCTGTGCCCCACCCAAGTCCGTACGTGGATGTTGCTGGTCCCACGTTAATTTGATATTTTGCATTGCCTGAGCCACCACCACCAGATGTTGATCCAGATGCTGCACTGGTGTGCGTTACTGTGTAATTATTTGCATCAGTTATAGATATAATTTCAAATTCTTGATTCATATCTAATCCATCAATTGATGAAAAAGAGTCAAAAGTTACAAAATCTCCTTGTATTGCGTTATGACCAGTGTCGGCTACAGACACCGTAGTGGTACCATTTGTTGTGAAAGGATTGGTTAAAGCTTGTGTTTCACGAATAGGAGTTATGTCATACATCGCTCCTTCGTTATAAATATATAGTTTTCTATTTGTGCCTAGAGCCATATATCGCAAACCATCTAATCCTACCCATGAGTGAGTATCTCTTACCACTCCTACAATTGTTTTGTTAGGATTAGGTAGGTTTTTCCATCCACCCCATCTTTCTGGTTTACCATAATGAAATCTTACAAAGTCAGAATCAACATACTTACGTTGATCACCAGCAGAATAGGCAGTATCTTGTTTGTCAACACCCGGTTTAAACTTAAGATCCACTAATTTCATAGTTTTATAATAAATTACTTATTGTTTTGAGGCAAGAATTGAGTTCCTACATTGCCTCTAAATGCATAATTACCGTAGTGAGTCATACCTGACATTATGTCAGCGTAGATTTTGCCACCCATATTTTGCCATAAACGGCAGAAAGCGTAGTCCTCAGATAAATATCTTCTAGTTTTTGGCTCTATCATGGTGTCAAAAAAAGCATAGTTCCAATCAGATGTTTTATGGTAATCAAATTCTTTTTCATGAGATTGGTTGATGTGCTGATCGGGTTTAAATTTAAGATCCGGATATATTCTTGCCATACGTTCAAATACTTGTCTTTTAATCATCATAAAACCTGTGGGTCCATCTAATACTTCAATAAAGCCTTTGTTTAACAATATTTTTTTGGGATCTTTTACATTTAAATTATATTGTAATGAAGCAGCCAAAAGCTCATCTTCTGACATGTCCGGGTTGTCTTTAAGTCTTTGTTTTACTTTTATCCAATCTATAGTTTTTCTTGGATAAATACCAGTAACAACATCTTTGTCATAATCTAACATTCTTATAACTGAGTCTGGATTGAAACCTAAATCAGCATCAACAAATAAAAGATGTGTGTAGTCGCCATCCATAAATAATTGAACAAGAGTATTTCTTGCTCTGGTTATTAGTGATTCATTACCAATGGTTCCAAACTGTAATTCTATTTTGTTAGTGGATGCAAGAGATATAAGTTGCATACAGCTTTTAAAATACTCTGTTGTAATTAGTCCGCCATAACAAGGTGTTCCGATAAAAATTTTATTCATGTTTAGGACCATAAATTTGTATGTTAGATGAAACAATTATTCTCTCTAAATCTTCACTGTATGAAACGTAGTGCCACAATGTAGAAGGAAAAATAATTAATTTACCTAATATTGATTCTTCATCATATACTCTTTGGTTTGTTGTATTATGCGGTGATAAAAATGTCGTAGCACCACCATTTGTTAAATAAAGTACAGTAGAAAAGTTTACACCCACTGAATCGTGTTGGTGCGCACCATGTATAGAATTATTACCATAAACAGCCGTCCAATAATTTAAAAGATTCAATGTTAACCCTTCATTGGAATATTTATTTGCAACTTCATTGATTAATTTTTCATACTCATAAAGTTGTATTGGGTTTTTATAATCAGTAAAATAATTATGTGAGCTTGATGTTTTTGTAATTAAATTTTTTTTACTGTTCACTTCATCTACTAAAGGTTTTATCTCTTCGTCATTAAATTGAAATATTTGTAATGTTGTTGCAAATAGATTTTTTTTATTTATTATCACTACTATTCTCTTTATAAAAAATATTAAGCGTGTATCTTTCAGAACTATCACCAAAAGATTGTAAGTCGGAGTGTAATATTTTACTGCCATTAAAAAATAAAGCTCTGTTTTCAACAAAACCTATATGCGAAGATAATTGATTATTGTAAATGAAACCAGTGCCATTATTTAATAGTGGCTTACCTTTTACATAAAATAAAAAATTGGCTACATTTCCTTTATTAGTATCAATGTGAAACAAAGGCTCTTTGTCATTCTGTCGTAAATGAGCACTAACAGATATGGGCTCTAAATTTCTATTAGGAAAAAAATAATTTTTAATTAATTTTAATAAAGGATCATTGTGAAAACTTTCTGGAAAAGTATGTCTATGGCCATAAACCTTACCATCTGGGTTTTTTACTTCCATGTAACCAATTTTTGTAAAGGTTTCTTGTAATGATTTTAATGTTTCAATTGATAAAAAATTATCAACATACATAACAAATTCTGTATTACTATTGTGTTGCATATACGTTAAATGATAATGATACTCTTCTTTTGTCTGAATCCATAACTCTGTGATGCAAATCTCCGGGCCAAAAATACAAATCCCCTTTTTTTGGTGTTAATTTTTTTGTATTATCTTCAGGGAAAGTAGCAAATTCTATATCTGAATTTTCATCATTAATATATAAAGTGCCCGCAGCAAATGCAGGTTTATGAGTGTGATAGTCTTGATATCCGTATTTATCTAATAAATTTACCCATGATTCATTAATTAAAAAAGGTATATTTTGTTCATTTTTTTCAAAATAATTTCTAAGTTGTTCTTCTATTTCATTTTTAATATCTTTAAAATCCACTACGTTATGTAAAACATTTTGACATAAGCTAAGAGATGTTTTTACGTTGTCGCCCCATGTTCTCTTTTTAAATTTACCTTCATACATGTTTACGTATTTTTCTATTAAATGTAATTTGTCGATGTTTATTTTAGTTTTTATAACTGATATTTTTTTAATTATTATTTCTTCCATAACTTACTTCTAAATACTCTATTTTTTTAACCCAACCACGAGGTATTGCTATTGCACCTCCACCATGATTATCATCTTTGTCTATACACCAAGATCGCATTATTACTATTTTGTTATCATTGTTTACAACCATGTATCCTACTTCTTGGCACACGGCCAACGGAGCATCTAAAATATCTTTTATAGGTAGCCAACCAGTTTCTGTATCTTTTGCATCATGCCATGTAATTCTTACCATGGGAAAAGGTGTGTTAGAGCTGTTGTTCATCCTTCTCTTTTTTTCTTTTAATAGTCACGTTAAAAGACACAGATCTTCTTTCCTCATCCTGTGTTCTGAACGGGTAAACCATATGTGAAAGCCAAGACGGAAACAAATAAATATCTCCTACTTTTGGCGTTGCTTGAAATGTGTGTCCATTAAAAGTAGCAGCTTGTCCACACTGCCATTGAATATCTCCTACACATGGAAAATGATCCTCTTTTGCATATTCCTCTTTTAAACTTGGAGGTATTCGTAAATATATTACGCCAGATAAATCACCATCATGAACATGCGAAGGATTAAAATCTCCTGACCATTGTGATACAACCCACATGCTTGTTATTAATATTTTATCTACTTTGTCTGGGGATATGGTGTTTACCATTGGTGGATGTTCTAAATATTTATGTATGATCATTTGCAAAGAGTTGCTCATGGGTGCAAACTCAGTTGATATCATCCAAGCTGGAGGATATCTTACTTCTTGTTTAACATTACCCGCTAAATGCATTGAATGATCCCAATCTTTAGACATTTTTTTATTAGTCATAATCTCTGTCGCTTTATCATCTAATAATTTTATTAACGATTCGGGTAATGATCCTGCAAAAATAGTGGGACCAAAAGGTCTAAACGCTTGAAATTCACGTTTCGTTTGTTCTGCCATAGAAGCACCTCTCATTCTTTTTTTATTGTCATATAGCAATAATTTGCCTATAAATATACAATTAAATAGGCTTAATTACAAGGCCAGCCTCCTTGCACTAAAACAATCATGATTTGCAGAAGGAGAGCATGCTAAAAAAAATATTTAAAGCTGCAAAGAAAGCAGCCCCAATTATCGGTGCAGGACTAGGATTTCTAGCTGGTGGACCTGTATTAGGTTCTGCTTTAGGTGGAGGTTTAGGTAGTTTAATTGCAGGAAAAAGCCCAAAAGATGCACTTAAATTTGCAGCGTTATCTGGATTAACAGGGGGAACATTAGCTAAGTTTGGTGGACTACAAGCAGGAAAAGGTCTGGGTGGATTGTTTAAATCTGTGCCGGGACAAACTCTTGGACCTGCAGGGTCTGGATTAATACCCGGAAGTTCAGGATCTCTCACACAGGCTATTGCTGCTCAAGCGCCTAAACAAAGTGTTTTAGGATCAATAGTTAATTTTGCAAAAGCCAATCCTCTTAAAACAGCAAGTGCAGTGTTAGGACTAGGAGCTTTAGCTGGAGCAGGAGGAGAAGAAGAAAAGAAAACATCACAGTTTGAAGATGTATATGGAACAATGGACCCACTCAGAGATTTAGATGACGCTGGCATAGGTGGTGTAACAACAGTGCCATTTTCTCAATACGGACCTAATTTATTAAACAGAGCCATGGGTGGAGAAATAAATGGATTAAAAGAAGCCGGATTAAAAGATGGTGGCTTCCCACGTAAAAANGGTAAGATAGCAGGACCGGGGACAGAAACAAGTGATGACATACCAGCAATGTTAAGTGATGGTGAATTTGTTATTAATGCAAAAACTGTAAGAGGACTTGGACGAGCTATGGGTGGTGAAGGAACAAAAGAGAGTAGAGACAGAGGATCAAAATTCTTGTATAGTTTACAAAGAAAATATGGAGATAGAGCATAATGGTTGATGAAGTAGTACAACGAACGCAACAAGCTCCTTTTATTGAGAAAAGAGCAGAGCAGTTACTTGCATCTGTGTTTGGTGATCCAAACGCGGTAAAGAGAGCAGGTGAAAGCGATGCTGATTTTAACTTACGTAAGTTTGGTCGAGCAGGTATTGCTCAAAA